GGCGGGTTGTCGTCGTTAAGCTGGGAGGCCGTCGCCACCGCGACATTGAGATGGAGGGCCAGCGACTTGAGCCGCTTCGACACCTCCGAGACATGTTGCTCGCGGGTCTCGTTGGATCCGAGCGCCCGCAGGTGAATCAGTTGGATGTAATCGACGATGATCAAGTCCGCCTTGTCCTTCGCCACCAACTCCCTCGCCGCCCCATCGATCGCCTCCCACTCCGTCAAGTTGCTCTCGACCTCGAGCGGGTAGTGCGCCAGCTCCTGAGCGTAGGCCGTGAACTTGTTAGACATCCCCTGCGACTTCTCCCCTTCGCGGTTGCTCATGCGAAGGATCCCCACCGGAAACCCACACATGGCCGAGAGCATCCGCCCCACGACCTGAGTCGCTGGCATTTCGAGCGAGAAGACCGCCACGCGCTTCCCCGCCCGGAGAGCATGGAGCGCCATTTGGAGGAGCATGATCGACTTGCCGCCCGATGTCGGCGCGGCCACGGTCAGGAGTTCCCCGCGCTTGAGGTGCGCCACGCGGTCGAGCGATCCGATCCCCGAGCCAAAAGTCTCCACCGGCTCGGTCTTCTCCAGGTCGGCAATCAACCCGTCGATGAGTTGCTTCATGCCCACGCGGGGCGTCTCCTGCATGGCCGCCGCGCCGTTGAGCGCCTCCGCCACGGCAGCGATGTCGCCCTCCTGCCGGAGAAACCCCTCCTCCGCCTTGCGGATTGCGGCCAGCGCCGTGCGGTAACGCCTCGCATCCATCAACGCCCCGCGATGCCAAGCCGCTGTCCCCGAGTCGCCCGTTGGCATGACATCGTGCAGGTCATTGAGTTCGTGAGCACCGCCCGCCGCGTCGAGTTGGCCCGTGGCTTCGAGTTGCGCCAGGACCGCCATGAAATCCGTCTTCACGCCGTCCTCGTGCAGCTTGCGGATCGTGCCGAGGATCAGTTTGTGCTTCTCGTAAAAAAACAGGTCCTCCGGCCAGCTCATGGCGTCCAGGTTGGCGAAATTCTGCATCAGGCATGAAATCGCCGCCCGTTCTGCCGGTTCGTTCAGAGGGATTGCCGCCTTCGGCATGATGGGAATGATTTTCTCCATGATGGCGTTCATAGGGACATGGGGGCTGGCGTGCTGCCGTAGGCAGTCGCCTTATTTATCTTCTCTTCTCTAGTCCCGTTTTTGTCACGGTGAGGGCGTGACATTTTCGTGACAGCTTCGTGACCGCGTTGCTTCCACTTTCTCTGTGTTGCAAGTGCTCGCTCTTTAGCGGTTTGACTGTTGTGACGGTCGAAGTTCGTGAACTCGATTTTGTCGCCTTTGATGCGAATCCAACCACAATTTGAGAGCGCTTCGTCGAAGTTCTCGACGCGTGTGATTTCACGAATGACACGCAGTGCCGTGACACTTGTCACGCCGTCACCGTGACAATTCCGTGACGCCCAAGCCCACACCTTCACGAGCTTCCCGACCACCGCATCCAGGTCTAATCCGGTATGCTCAGCAATCGCCGCCACCTCGACCTTCTCGTGCAGGTGGTTCTCTACTTTAATCCATTCTCCGGCCATGATTAAGCCGCCTCCATTTTGAAATTTAACTGCATCCCCACCGATCGGAGGTTATCAGTTGCCGTATCAAAATAGCTTTTCTTTAACTCGCTCCCTACAAACTGCCGACCCATCTTGAGCGCGCAATACCCCTCAGATCCGATCCCCGTGAATGGCGAGTAAACCAAATCATCCTTTGCGCTCCACAGATGCAAAGCGCGGTTGATCACATCTAGCTGCAAAGGGCAAATGTGCCTCTCGTCGCCTTGATCTTTCGCACAGCGACCGTTGAGCACATTCCCTTGGTCCACCGTCATCCAGACCGGCGAGGCGATTTCTTGCCACAAGTCGAGAGGCAGATCCGCGGGGGTGTGCTCGATAGGCTTCGGGTTTTGCCCAGGCTTACGGAAGGCCAGCAAATAATCCGGAGCACCGACTCGGCTGCTCGCACTATCTTTGCAAAGCGTCTTGTAGAGAAGCCCGTGAGCCTTAGTCCTCTGCATTTCCACGACTGGCGACTTCCAGATTGTGATTCGACTATGCAGTAAAAAACCGCGATCACGAAATGCCCGGATGATTTCTCCGCTGAAGTCTTTGAACTCAATGGCCCCATCCTTCCACTTGGTTGAAAGTAAATCGCAGCAATGGACCGCCACCTCACGCCCTGGCATCATCACCCGAGCCAACTCATCAATCAAAAAACCAAAGTGCTGCATAAACTCGCCCGTGTTCGCGCAGTTCCCCATGTCCTGATGATCGTTGGAGTAGGTGAATAAGTCGGCAAACGGTGGCGAAAAGACGGAGAATCCAACGCTCTCACTTTCAATTTCTTTTGCCGCTCGCACGCAATCGGCGTGGTAAAGTGTCCAGCCATCGCCATTTTCCGAATCAATCGTTGTTTTCATAATTAGGTTTGTTTTTTTCTCTAAAAAGCCCGCAGCGTGCTTTTGCATCTCTGCGTGCATCGTTTCGTGTTGCTCCATCTTTCGACGCAATGCCGTGAAGACGGGCGCGTCGGCCTCGGTTGTTATGCACCGCACATGCACGGCTTTTTTCTGCCCAAATCGATAGTTGCGCCGAACGGCTTGGTAAAAATCTTCAAACGAGTAAGTCACTCCCACGAAGACCACATCCGCGCAGTGCTGCCAGTTCAGCCCATATCCCGCGATCGATGGCTTGGTGACCATGATCCGCTTTTCCCCATGCGTGAATGCCAGCAACTTTCGCTCTTTGTGCTCCGGCCTGTCACTGCCGCGGACCTCGACCGTTTCCTCTGCCGGTAATAAATCCACCAGCATATCGGCCTCGTCATTGAGATCGCACCAGATCAACACCGGCCCATCGGTCTCTTTGGCGATCTTGGCCGCCGCCTGGCAGCGCTCCTCTAGCGTGCGCTTCTTTTCCCGTCGGACATCCGTAGCAGAGAGAGCCACGGGAACGGCGAAAAGCTCATCCTCGGCCGCCGGGATTTCTCCCGCCTCCACCGTTATCGTTTCAACTTTAAGCGGAGGAAGATCAAACCCCTTCATCTCAAAGCCCAAGTCCCTCGGGTTGCTCACGCAAGCCGCCCATGAAGAGACCCATTGCCAGAAGTCATCCTGAGCGTGCTTCTTCAGCCTCCAGGTTCCCGTGTTGGCCGTGTCGTTAATAAACCAAGTCGCCAGCATTTGAGCGCCAGACATGAGCCCCAAAAACTCCGCGTGGTTGCTCAGCTCCATCAAATCATTCGGCGATGGCGTCGCCGTGCAGGCGAGACGATAAGGCGTATCTGCAAAAGCCCTCGTGATCGCCATTCGAGTCTTCCCATTGAATGCCTTTAGAATGCTCGACTCATCCAGCACCACCCCGGCAACCTTCCGAGTCACATCCTCGAAAAGCTCCAATCGGTCATAATTTGTGATTCCGATTCCACGCTCAGGCATTTGCTCCGGCTGGCGACATAGCTTGATATCGATGCCGAACTTTGCCCCCTCTTCAACCGTCTGCTCCGTCACGGCTAACGGCGCCAGAATTAAAACTTGTCCCTGAGTGTGCTCTGCGACTTGCCTAGCCCATTCAAGCTGTTGCGCCGTTTTTCCAAGCCCGCAATCTTCAAAAAGAGCACTACGCCCGCGGCGCACGGCCCATGCCACGATCTTTTGCTGCCACTCAAACAATTTTGGATTGATGTCTTTAGGCTCAAATCCTGCCGATTTAGGTCGGCGTAGTTTTGCCTCTAAAAAATCGTCGTAATTCATTATTTTTTTCCTTTCATTTTGTCTTGGTTCCGCTCGATGTATTTCCGCACGCGCTCCATGTCCGCCTCCGCTTCCGCCTGCTCGGCCAGCGCGTAGGTGTGCCGGTAGTTCGGCAGAGGCTCCAGGCGTTGAATGCGCGGCCCGATCGGGCAGTCGTTCAAGCAAATGGAGAGGCGGAGGGAGAGGTCTTGGGTCATGGGTTAAAATCTTGAGTAAGGATCTTCCCTAAGAGACTTTTCTATTTCTGAGATTTTCCTCAGCTCCCCAAATATCGCTTTAAGATCAAACCCCTCTTTTTCAACAAGCCAAATAGCTTCTGTAATCAATGAAAGGACTTGTTTTTGAGATGTTTTCCCGCCATGACTTGCTTCAAGCCAAAAAGGAAAACGAAAGGAATCTCTGGCAAGCGGACCAAGCCCTTTTTCAACACGAAATTCTTTAGTCTCTTTATTCCAATAAATACGGGCATCTTTTATATTCATTTTTATTAAATCCTGCGCGTATCCACGCCGCGCCCCGGAGGGTTGAATCAGAACGGAATGTCGTCGGTCTCTTTTGCTGGTTTGGCTTTCGGCGCTGGGGCCGAGGTTTTGGGTGACATCCAGCGTTCGAGCGTGTTGAAGCGATGGCCGGGGTCAGCCCCCTCTTCCTCGCCAAGAACGACCGTGGCCGTCTTGCCGATGAAATCCTCGGGCTGAACATCGATGTCCTCGCCTGGCACCACGGCGAACCCGCAGGCTTCGCGCACTTGGTCGATCTTCCACCCCGCCTTTTCGGTGAATGTCAGGTGCTCATGCACTTCCGGCCCCTTAGCGCCCTCGCCGATCTCCACGCGGCAAATGAGTTTGATCATCGGGTTCCCAGCCTTGGAAAGCTTCTCCATGGCGTTGACGATTTCGACTTTGTAGGTTCCCGGCTCCACGAAATAGACGGGTTTCGGTTCACTCTGTTTGTATGTAGGCATATTATTTTTTGGATTTGATTTGGCGCAGGGTTGTTATGGGTGACCCTGCTCGCACCGCGGATTCATCCACTTCCACCCCGGCTTCGAGGCAGAACTGGCGAAATTTGTCGGCGCCCATCTTCCCGCCGAGGGCGAGGATGAGCGTTTCTTTGCTGACATTGGCGGAGGCCCGAGCAATGGCATCAGCCTCGACGAACTGACGGCCCGCGCCGGTCGTGACCTTCCAGCCCGGAATGTCCTCGCCGGCGGCGAGGCGTTCCTTCAGAGCATCGAGGACCGGCTCGGCGATCTGCTTCTCGGCGAGCTTCCAGTTCGCGGCGAAGGCGCTCAACTCGACCGGATTGGCGAGGATTTGTTCGCGGATGTCGGAGAGCGCGAGGTCGGACTTGACCAGCGCCAAAGCCTCGGAGGATTGGCGAACCAAGGCTCGGCACGAATTGGC